CCTTCGTTATCTTCAGCATCGTAGTCTCCTGTAGTATCTAAGATAACAAAAGACCTGCCGTCTATATGTTCTTTAACAAAGAATTTGAGTTCTAAAGCCATGATAGTAAATTTAAGTAACAAATATACAAAAATAATGCTTTTTATCCAAATAAATTCGGAACTTTTTGCTAATACAGATTGTTAGATACAAAAAGAGGGGTGATAGCACCCCTCCTTTTGCTTATTAACCTAAATCACACTCAGTCTACGTTAAACGATCCCAGAAGGTTTCATCATCGCCTAAGTCTTCATCGACAGCTACATACATGTTATACATAGATATAGGATTCTGTCCTGTAGTAGGAGAAGTATATCCTTTATCAGTAGCATTGATTACATACACATTGTATGTATTGTCAGGATCAGCCATACCTCTGTACTTAGTAGGAGGATAAGAAGAGATAAATGGATTACCTTCATTCATGGTAGCATAAACCTCTCTACCTGCAATCTCCATATAAGTACCTCTACCTGCAATAGCACTGGTATCATAGGTAATGGTTGTTGAGTCAGGATCAGCAGTTGCGGGTGCATCTATTCTGTCCCAACTCAGCTTAAACTCTACCGGACGATGAGTTTCAGTTACAGCGTCAAATTTTTCTGGCTCAATTGCAATACCAGTGAATCTGATACCAAAATCTCCTGTATCTTCATCATCAATAGTACCCCAACTTCCGTTGGCAATTGTTTCAGACTCTCCTGCATAAGGAATTTCAAGAGTATAAACGTCGTCGTTTACTTCTGTTACCTTATAAGCAGTATCATCGCCTCCAGTTGTAATAAAGATATAGTCTCCGGCAGTAGGAAGTCCATCAGTGGGAGCAGTGGATGCTTCTACACTATAACTTCCTTTAACTACAGTCAATGTAGCTCCCGAGTCGGCATCAGTAGTATCCCCGTTATAAATCATCTCAGCTTTAATAGGCTGACGATTTTCTTCTTTCATAAGTCTATTAAAAGACTTAATAAGAGTTTCTGCAAGATTGTACTGAGTTCCAGTTTCATTATAAGCTGGAATAGTTTTAATCATTGGAGAAGTATTAGCTACTCCTGCAGTGTGCATAAGAACTACACCAAGAGTGTAAGTCGCATACTGTTCGTCGTCAAGTTCTCCATCATCATCTCCGTCAAAACCGAGATAGGTTACTTGCTGAGTTTCAGCGGAATATTCATACTTATTTACTTCAGCATCTCCAACAATGAAGTAGGGGGAGTAAATAAACTGACCATTTGCCTTTTGAACAATTCTTACTCTGTCTCCAGCAGTAGGATCGTCCTCAACACTGTTGTTCTCATCAACAAGAGCTACAGCTCCTTCAGGAAGATCAAGAATGTCAGTAGGTTCAGCGGCAGCTCCGCCTTTTGTTACGTTACCAATAAATTGATAAGTTACTGAATTTTCAAACATGTTTCTAAAATTTTAATTAAACAATTATTGTTGTGCCTGTGGGCCATATCTAGCCCGATTACTTTCTAATGATTGGATCTGGTAACCCATTTGATTACTTGTATAAGCATGTGCTAGCTTAACTGCTTCTGTAACTATTTGTCTATGAACTGTTGAATCTAGTTGACAGTCTTTAGGTGCAGTTTCGCTTTCAATAGCTGTATTTGCTGTCAAAGTACTAATTATAATAGGGTCAGGTCTTTTGATGTAAACTAGGTAATAGTCTGTAAGTTCTGTTCCATCTGTAACTATAATTAGTCCTTCTTTAGTAAATAGTCGCCAATACTCGTCATCATTTGGGTTTTCAAAAGGATTCTTAATATTAGTGTGGTAAAAGTCATATGAAACAGGTCTGACTCTCACCTTGAGATTCGCGGTATCTTTAACTAAATGGAAATAATCTGAAGGAATACTTACTTTATAAGTGTTATCTGCGAAATTCGTGAATTCTGAAATATCACTTGATTCATAAGTTTTTTCTTCAATTAAAGATTGAATTACCCGCCTTCTTAACTCGTCATAATCGAATCCTAATCTCAAAACTTCTAACACAACATTTTCCTGAGCTTGGGTAAGTAAGATAGACCATTGTCTGTCCGTATACCCGGGAGCATCAGCACTAGCAATAGCTTCATAAGCTACCTTAGCTTCTTGCTGCATCTGTTTTGCTGTTAGACCCGCCATTACTTCTTACTATTTATCTGTGCTTCTAATTTTTGATAAATTGGGTCAGTACTTTCTTTCAAGAATTTAATGTGGTCAATGAATGACACTAAGCTGTACTGACTGTCGTCTCCTATAATCTGATAAGTATTTACTCCTTCTTTCATAATGGCCCCCGCTTGGATACCTTTGAAAATGAAATACTTAATATCAGCATCAGAATCTTTGATAATATTATAAACTGATTTAATATCAGAGTCTATAATCTGTTTTATTTCTTTGGTTAAGAACTCTTTGGTAGCATCTTTTGGAATAGACTTCAGTACTTTTTTCGTCATCCAATATACACCTAAGAACTCTTTCATTTTTTTCTGAGAACTCTTAATTCCACCCCAGAATGTCCAAACTGTTTCTGCAATATCCATTTCTTTGGTATTGCTTTCGTCTTGATAATCTTCGTCTACAAGAGCAAACTTGTAAGTCAGTTTCTCAAATCTATTGTCCCAACCGGAGGCAATTTCATCTTTTTGTAGCTGCAAAATTCTAACTCTGAGATTATCTTTCGGGTCTCTAAGATCGTAAGTAATCCCCTCAGACATTAGTTTTGCGTCTTTAGTAATTTTGACATAAAACTCATGCCAAAAATTGTCCTTCTTTTTGTGGGTATTTAAATCCAAATCTAAAATAGAAGAGAAAAACAATTGTTCTTCTTCAGACTTAAATGGGTTTACTAGTTCATCATATTCGTTTACAGGTAAACAATACTGTTTACTAGCCCCTTCCCACATAAAATACCCGGTATGTTGCGGGTCTGTTATCATCTTTCCACCACGAGGAATTGGCTTCAAAATTACTTTTCTATCTTCTAGAAAACCTTCTTTTAAACCATACTCTGTAGTAGCTACAATCTCTTTTGTTGCACTCATAATTTCTCTTTTGCCAGTTAATAAAAATTATTATAAAATGGAGGAAGGGACTTAGCCCCTCCTCCAAGTTTTTAGTCTATCTCAACATAGCAGGTCTGATACTACCTGTACGTTTCGGATTCATCAGCTTCATACCACCGATATACTGTTTATAAACAGAATACCCATCAACTGAACTAGCAGTCATTTGTGGACTAGAAGGTTTATTGTACGGAGTAAACGGATCTCTCATACCCGGGATGTACTTAAAGAACTCTTCGTTATCTTTAACAGCAACCCTCTTGATATTGGCTTCACCATTAGTAGTACCAGCATCCCAGATGTCATAAACCCTAGAACTAACAAGTCCACCTTTAGGATGGTAAATCTTATTTCTAACCGGGTCATCTTTCATTGGGTCAAGAACTACGTTGAATTCAATACCGTTAACTGAGATATACCTAGCAATCTGACCTTCGTCAAGAGCAATACTTCCGTCACTTCTCTTGATATGATGGTCACTTTGTAGATAATTAAATCCACTCAACTTGTCAGAAGCAGCTTTATGGAATTCGTACAGTCCCCACTCTCCAGTAGACAGTACAAACTTTCTGCTATCTTCTTTCAATTTACCAACAGACATCTGCATAGCAAAGTCAGTTAGTGAGTCCAAATTGAATTTGTTGAAATACATCAGGTTTCCACCGTCCATTTGTTCTTGAAGACCAAATCCTGCACGGATTGTGTTTCCTGATTCACCCCTATGCTTGTATTGACCATCAGCACTCTTGTTAGACTTACCATGCATCAACAGTCTAGCAATGTCTTGCCTACACTGTTTCAGGAAGTCCCAGCCAAGTTTGTCAATCCAACGAGTCTGCATTTTACCTTCTTGGTCAATAAATGCAAATGCCATAGGATGATTTTTTCCTTTAGTAATCATGTTACCCGGAACATCGTAGTTCTTACGAATAACAGAAGTTACATTTTCCATCATAAATGGGCTGGCATGGTGAACAGTATTACCTCTCTTAGAGAGTTCGTGTTCTACCAAACCGAATTCCTCTGACCAGCGAGTACCAGCTGCTAGTTCAGTAGGCGGAACAAAGGCTTCGTCGTCTCCACTCCATAGAACAACTCTGTATCTCCATCCACCGTCTGTATGAATAGGATCTGACTGTACTCTAATAGAGAATGCGTCAGGATTTTCACCTACAATTACAGAAGTAGCTTCGAAATACCGTTCTGGGAAGAACATATAAAACTCACTTCCACCAAGACCCGGACGGTCTGTAGCGTCAATCAAGTTACTAAATGCTCCCGTCATAGAAGCTCCGTTAAGAGGGATATTCCTCTCATCGGCTCCGTGAAGTAGCCAACGATAGGGGCCTTCTTCGTCTAGATAATCTACAGGGAACTGGTTAATGAAACTGACAATATTGTCAGCACCATGATTAACCTCATAAACACGGTTGATCACCTTGCTTATGTATTGAGGTTCATGCATACCCAACCACCCGAGATGAGATTCTCTGGTTAGACCCGACCAATATTTTTGGTCTGCAATCTGAAGTTTACTAATTTTATCCATAGTTTATTGAAATTTAGAATGTGCGTCTTTATGCTAATCCTCTCATTGCGTCAATGTTTCTTTTAACTTCGTCATCAGAGTCGTTTCCAGATCTATACGATCCTGCTCTGGTTCTCTGACTTGTTTTATTCAATGACTCTTTTAGTTTATTTACAGTATCTGTCTTCATTCGTTTAGTAAGTTTATCCCACTTACCTTCAAATACTCCAATATCATCTAATGCAGCAATCACTGTATCAAACTTGAAAGGATCTTTTTGTCTTTTGGCCCAAATAGAATTAAGAGGTTGGCCGTTCACCTCTGTTACAGGCTTTGTTAGTTTGTCAATAAGTCCCTGTTTCTGCTTTTTATTAAGAGGCATTCCGGGAACTATCTCTTCTAAATCTTGAACACGTTGCTTAAAATCTTCTAAATCTTTTTTAGCTTGTTCTCTGGCCTGTACTTCCTGCTGCTTAGCTTGCTCTTTCTCAGCTTTGGTTTGCTCGTCATAATGATTTCTAAGATCTTCCAAAGCTTCTTTAGCTTCATCTATATCTTCTCCAAGACTTACAGCTTGATCAACTAGTTTATCAATCTTCTTGTCACTAAACCTAGTTGTAGCTTTGTATCTCTGCCTAATCAAGTCTTTCCGAAGATCTTCGTTGTTTTCATCTTCAATTTTATCTTCAGAAATCTGCTCAAGATTTTTTCTAGAAGAAGCAAGACTTTTAGCTGCCTCAGGGGAAACCCCCGTATCTAACATATCAAGATACTCTTTGACATCTTGGTCGTAAGTATCGAGAATCTCATTACGGATTGCCTCTGATTCTTTGTTCCATAGATGTGAAAGAGCTGCTTCATCGCCTTCTTCTGCTACTTTTTGTTTAAACTCATCTTCGTCAAATGAGGTGAGATTCCCCTGCTCTGATAGGTGTCTGGCAAAGAGAAGAGTAGTAGATTCGTCAATGTCGTCGGAAGACTTTCCATCTTGATTACTATCATGAGCAGGGGGCTCACCCGATTTTGTTGTGACATCTTCCTTTGACTCTACTGAGCCTTCTTCTTCTCCAGTATTAAATTCTTCAGTTTCTTCGTTATCTACTTGGGCTTTTAAAGCCTCTTCTAGATCAACTTCGGGACTTGGTTCTTTCGGATCTCCGTCTCCCGAATCATCGGAGTCCTCTTTAGGTTTAGAAGTTTCGCTCCCAACTACTCCTAATTCTGGAGCGAATAATTCTTCTAGATTTACTTCTTCTTTTGCCATGATTCTACTTTTCTCTTTAAAGTTACACAAAAATAATACTTTCCTTTAAAAAATACAAACAAAATAGCTGTTATTTGTTTCTAGTATAGCTTAAATCTAACTCTTAGGATTAGGTTTTCTATTATTGCTACTTTGTTTAGAAGCTACATTTTTCTGTTTTGCTACAGCTGCTTTTACTTTTTCTCTCTGCATAGCTGCCTCATCCTTAAGCTTTTGGATCTCTTTCTGAGCTTCTATTTTCTTTTTCTCTAGTTCTAACTTCTTCTTTTCCAACCGTTCCTTAGAAGATATTTCTTCTTTCTTAAGGGATTTTTCAGTTTTAAGTTTCTCTTTTTCAAGCTCTGTTTTGTCTTCGGTTTCCTCAGTAGCTCTGTCTTCAATTTCCATTTGTTTAATTTCGATCTTAGTTTGAGCATCTAATTCAGCTTTATACCTATCAAGCTCTCTATCAAGTTCCGCTTCTTGTTGTTCAATGTCAAGCTTAAGCATTTCAATTTCCTGTTCTGCTGCATTAGCTGCTTGTTCTGCTTCTGCTTGTTGTTGCTGCATTAACTCAGCTCTCTCTCTAATTTGTCTTTCATATCTCTTAATTTTCCTATGAAGATCACCAACATTTTTAGTTCTATACAACTCAGCAACCATATCCATAGTAGCTCCATTTTGCATCATTGGTTGGGCAAGAGCTCTAAGTTGTTCCATTATGTTGTCGTTTTCACTATCAGAAGCAAGATACCCACCATAAGCACTTTCTTTGAACAATTTACTGTCAAAATCTAAAAGAGCTTCGGTCTGGTCGTCTAATACAAAAGATCTTACAAATGATTTATCACTCCAAGCAACTTTAGCTGCTTCAAGTAATACTTCTAGAGCTCTTAATCTGGTATCATCATGAATACCGAACCACTTTTCTGTAATATGAGAAGACTGCATTACAGCTCTTTCAACTCCACCGACAGTTTCTCTGTTGTCTACAGCTCCCTTTCTTTGGGGTGTAATTCCTGTAATCTCATCAACTCGTCTTTCAATAAATGCAAGAATCTCAACGTTTCTCTGTATAAAATCTGCATCACCAATTTCAGTTTGATTTCCTGTTTGCGACATAGAGCCTGCAAGTTTACCCTGTGCAACTCCTCTCTGTCCTTCATTAAAAGGATCTTCAAACATCAGATTCATATTATACAGGTAATATAACCATTTTTCTACGGGCCATCCATCAGGCTTCAATGACATATTCATTTTACCCACTTTACCAATATACTTAGAAAGAGCCAGTTCTGTACGATTCATAATTTTATTGTACAAATACTGGTACTCTTTAGTCATATCTACCATAGACCTAGCTTGGAAAGAGCTGATATTAAACGAAGTTCCTACAATACCGGGGTTAGCCGAAGCAAGACTGTCGGGATGTCTAACCTGAAGTTGTACGGGCTGTAGTTTAACATAAATATCATCAGCAATTCTAGTGCCTTCATACCATTCTGTAATCCAAGTAGTTTCAGCTTGTTCTCCTAATTCTTCTTTTACTTCATATTCTGCGGGAAATATATCTTCTACATATTGATCATCTTCATCGTAATAAGAAACTAATTTAACTTCTCGCATCCCTTTCCAAACAACTCTGGTAACTCTAACATTGCCTTCCTGATCGAATGCTCCACCAAAATAACTGTTTCCTGTTTTTGTAGCTTCCAGAATAGAACCTATTCCTACACTTTCTACAAGAGAATCCAGAGAATAGGGTTCGTTAGAAATCTGTTTATCAAATCCTAAAGACTTTTGAGCCCCAGCATGATAATGAATTCCTCCTTCTATTTTCTTAATGTCAGAGCTAGAAAGAAAATCTCTATATCTATCAATACATTCTCCCGGGGGAAGATAGCCATCTTCTGCAATAATTTCGTTGTCTTCTATCTTATAACTTTCTCCGCCTCTTAGGGTATAAAAATTAATAGGGTTCCCTCTTCGTAAGACGGGTTCCCTACCTATAATATCAATTACATAAATTTCTTCGGCTACTGCTAATAAATCCTCGAATCCTCTACTAAACTCTTCTTTAAGATTCTGAGAATGATATAGATACTGAATAGTTTGGTTAGCCATTCTTTCCCTAACATCTCTAAAATCGTGAGTTTTCCATTCTTCAAATTCCTGCAATTTAAGAGAAATTTGTTGTTCATCTGCAATCCCTTTAGTGACCAAGTCAATAGCTATCCTGTCAAACTCTTCATTTATTTTAGCCATTTTTTCATTAATAGCATCAAAGCTACTAACTACAAACTGTGGCCTAAACTGTCGTTTTCTTTCTTCTCCTACCAACAAATTAATGTTAGGATTTACTAAAGGATAGTTTCGATACTCTGATGGAGTGTTTTCAAACCGGATATCAAAAGGATCTGTAGCTCTTTTAGCTTCTACAGGATCAACTACGTTATTAAGAAGATTGTAGTTAACAATTTTATTTTTTCTAGGAGATCTTACAGAACTCCCAAAATTATCTTTGGACCACCCCGAGATACTTGCCCCAGCATCTACACAGTCTTTAAAAAACTTCTTTGTTTTCTCTCTTGTAGATCTCTTTTGATATGGGAAAGAAGAGGGTGATAATGCGGTTTTTAGTGATGTCATAATAATATATTATAGGTGTCCAAATATACAAAGATTTATTGATAAAATCAAATTAAATTAAGCTTATTATAGCGTTCGTTAAAATGCGGACACATTTCCATAAGGGTTCCCTGTACGTTTAAAGAACGGATCATCTTTAGCAATACTCGAAGTCTCCGTAGTTCCTTCAGTATCCATTCGTTCCATGTCAGCTCTTAAGATGAAGAGCATGCCTGCAGCAGATACCCGGTCAGCGTTTATATCAGGATGCCACTGAATTAACTCTTTAATATACCCTATACTTCTAAGCTTCTGTAGATTCATTAAGGGGGGGAGTTCGTTTCCTTCTTCGTCTTCTCCTCCTGTGCCATAAGCATTAGATACTAACCAATCTGCCTGAAGTCTTCTGCCCCAAGCATTTATAGCTACTCCCGAATTAGTTCCTTTCTTCTTATTGCCGTAATTATTCTGAATCTTTGCTAAATTTTTGTCGGCTAAGATTTCAGGATTGTCACATAAATAATTTAACTGGTTCTTATTAAAGAAGTACCCATATAACCCTTTTTTATCATTTTCATAGTTAGCTATTGCATTGTAGTATTTAAGAAGTCTCAAACAAATCTCATAGAATTCATTGGCTGTAGTAGGTCTTCCTGTATACTCAGCAACAATTCTGTCGGTTAATCTATCTAGTATTAATATAGAACCTAAAGAATTTGTGGTAGAATGATCATCGTCATACGTATCAATACCTGCAATATATCTGTATTTTGGAACATATCCTGTACTTAATCGCTGGGGCGGTTCGAAAATTTCTATACACCCCTCTTTATTTAAATTATCTTTTATAGGATAATCTCGTATAGGAGTCTTATCTTCTTGGTACACAAAATCAACTACTCCGTCTCCGCTTACTTTCAGTCGTCCAGTATAATGACTACTTACAAACCTACTCATGTGAGGAGCAATTTCCGATAAATAATCTTTCAGGTCTTGTGTAGGAAAGATACTTCCCTCAATTCTAAGGACAGCATGTTGAGGAGTAATCGGAGCTTCTGCTTTTTCGTGAACTAAATCATTTGGATCAGAAGAAGAATTTCTAACCTTTTGCCAAGAATAGAGTATTTCTACCAAAGCTTTAGTAACATCTGAGTTACCATTTTTATCAAAACAACCTTCTCTATTTAAATACTCTGGGGCAAAGAATGCGCATTCAGAATGTCCTTTACTCTCGTCAAACACATTTTTAACAGCTAAAATATTATAAGCTCCCGGACTATAGAAGAAAGCTTCAGCTGCCTCAAAATCAGCACCCTCTGTTCCGCCTGTTCCGGCAGTAACCATGAATCCATAAGTATATCTACCCTGCTCCACTGATTTACGGGCAATTCCCCAAGTCTTCTTTAGCCCGGGAAAAATCCCACTCTCGTCAAAAAACAGGAGTTTACCACGTTTACCCCGACCTTTATCAGGCTCGTTCTTACAGGTAACTCCAATAACTTCAGCCATAAAACCTCTCTCTGTTTTATGGGTAGTATCTTTATAAGATGCACGTTTATGCATCTCTGTATCTTTATAATCTCTGGGTTGAGTAAAAGGAGTATTAGAGTCAATGAAGTTAATATTAGACCAAGCTTTGGATAGAATACCATCTCTTGTTAAATACTCAGTTTCAGAAGCGAAAGCGTAAGACTTACTAGCTCTATGTATAAAATAATTACGAGCCATCATTCCTCCGCCCTTAAAAGAATAGCCCCTACCTCTGGTTTTTAAGACAGAGCCGTGCTTACCCTGTCTCATAGCTTGATCTACATAATGAAAGAACAAATAATCTCCATCATATACGTTAGGAAAATCTTCTACTCTTTCAGCCTGAATACCTTCAAGTTCTTCATTCTCAAGGTAGTCAGCAACTATTCTATTTATATCCCCTTTAGTATTTTTATTAAGCTCTCCTTCTTCGTACTTTTCTATCTCTTCTACAATAAGAATGGGGGAGTAGTTTAGATAAAAATAGTAATATCCGGGAATCCATTCTCCATCTGAAGGACGAACTAATCCTTCTTTACATCTTCTTCTCTCTTCGTCCCAAAATTTTCTATACTCTGAGCCCGGAGCTGGGTTTGGGTATATATCTGTATATCTTCCATACTTTCTAAAATAGTCAGCTCTTTCAGTAAAGAAATCCATATTCTCCAGAATATGGGGCTTTGTAACATCAACTATAATTCTCCCTTTTCTGTCTTTAGGAAGATTACGAGCTTTAGCTCTCTTGGGGTCCAAAAGATTCTGAATAAACTCTACTTCACTAATATAGTGAAAAAAGTCTGTCCTAGATCGCTTATCTAGGACATTAAGAAATTCCTCTGTTACAGGACTATGTAGATTATTTGTCTCTAATAATTCAGTCTGCATACATTCCTTTTTCTCTACCTCCTCTAAGTTTATTATCAGTTTCCTGCTCCTTTTGAACAGCTTCTTCCAAAGCTTTCAGTGAATCCAGTATTGCAGGAATTTGTTTAATCGTATCAGCGTATTTTTTAATATCGTGCTTGGGTCTTACTTTTCCTGATTTAGCATCAACTTCTACATCATCAAAATTGACTTCTCTCAGATATCTGGATAAGTTAGAAATACCATAGATAGCGTCATCCAGAAGTACCAGAGAAAAAGTTTTCTGTCTTTCCTTATAAAAAGCCTGAGCTTCTCTCACTGCTTTATCTGGTTCCCAGTTTTCATCTTTAAACACATGTTTAGCTACTTCTTTCTCCCGTAATGTAATATCAGGTATATTGTAGAAATCAGATTTATAGTCAGTAGTAAAATAAGTAAAGGCCAACTCATTTTTAGCTTGAATTTTATTCTTAGATTTGTCTCGGTTCCAAAGCTTTCTAAAAGGTTCTAATGTATAAGCTATAGGATCTATACTCACATTATACTTCTCATCTATCTGAAAGAGCTTCATTTTCTTCTTTTAATTTAGTAAATAATTTCTTCTTATAATCAGGGCAATAAAATATTCCAAACCCCGGTAATCGGATACTGGGAAAGTACAAAGTATCCCTGTCAGATTTTTTGCCAATAACATCTGCTACAAATTTATCCTGACAAGAAACTATCTCTTTCACTTGTGCAAGATTTATACCGTATTTTTTTGCAATTTGCTTTTTTAAATTTTCTTCTTTTGTCATTCTATACCAAGTTCAGCCATTTCTTTTTTCCACTCTTTTTGACAAGCAAAACAAAGAGGTTGTTTCTCTTGATTAAGAAGTCCATCTACTTGTACAAAAACATCTGCTCTTTTTTTAACACCAAGAGGCTCACACTTAAAGCAAAAATGTTTTCTTGCATTAGGATCTGATTTCATAGTTATCTAGGTATTGCACTAATTTTCTTTTTATTCTTATATTTAACTCCAGATTTTCCTCTGGATACAGCTCTACAATAACTGCACCTATACATTTGATATCTAACTGCTTGAGTATAAACATACCCTTCTTCTAAAAAAAGAACACTGCGTCCACAGTGTGGGCAGTGTGCGTCAGGACTATCAATATATAAGTCAAGATTGGGGTGACCTTTAACCCAAGGTCTAAGTTTTAGATACACGTCCTCTAAAACATAAACATCCTGAATATTGTAAGCTTCCATTTCTTCTAAGGCTTCGGGGTCTCCATTTTTACATTTAGACCATAATTCAAAAGAAGTATAAGACTTTCCTTCGAGTTCTAAAATTTCTGCCAAACTATCCAAACTATTTCTCGAAAAATCAAATTCTTTTCGAGCTACTTTCAGTGTGTCTAATTGTTTATAGAAGTTTGGGGGCATCATATCATGTACTAAAAACCTACTTCTAATTCTAGATAAATCGAATTTATCTCCATTGTGAGCTATTACAACATCTGCTTCATCTAATAGTAACCACAACTTTTCTACAATTCGTTTATCGTCCTCACTAACAGCTTCTTCAGGAGTTAATCTCTCCGACATTACATTACCATCATACAGCCATTTAGCTGCCCATGTAAGCATATACCAATTAGATATAAGCTGTGCAGCAAAAATATTCTGTTTCCACAGTCCCCATACATAAGCTTCTAGTGGAGCAGTTTCAATATCGAGTATTAAAATTTTAGCTCCGCTGGATACAACTGAAGTATCTGACTCAGAATCTTCTCCTAGGTTTTCTAGGAAATCTGCTGTAACCCAGTTACCACCAGCACATTGTCTATTTAGTTTATTAATAATTAATCTGATTGACTCTCTGTGAACTTTCTCTGCTTTAGCTGCTTTTCGAATAGAAGGATAAGACGCTAACACTTCATCTGAGTCAGGTTTAACTTTAAATATTGCATTAGGCTTCATAAAGTTTATTTTTCGTCTTTAAAATTGATCTTAAAATGATCGGTAGGAGGAAGAATATACTTTGCTACTATTTCTTTTTTAGTAATAAGTCCTTGTTTTCTAAGATTCATCATTACATTATAAACAGTATCAATAGATACATCTCCTAAAAGAGTACAAATTTCTACCCTAGTGTCATAAGCAAAAATAAGCTGATTCCTTTTGTCTTTTGGGATATCAGCATATTTATCGTTATAATAATACAGTAAGATTGCAAATACTTCTAACTCTCTATTTCTTAGTCTGTTAAATGGAGCAACAGAAGGATTAGTAAGACTTGCCAAAATTTGTAAAATCGTTAAATACTTCTCATACTCTCTTTGCCTGATAGTTATTTCCATCTCTGGTTAATTTAAGATAATTACAAATATACAATAAAATTTTAAGAAAGTCAAGTAAATAATAAAAAAAGTGCCCCAAATATGAGGCACTTTCTCTCTCTCTTTGTCAGACTAAAGTTCTACTCTAACTCTTTTAGTTCTTTTTCAATGGCTTCAAGTTCGTCAAAACATTCCTTACGTTTTTCTGAATAATGAGCCATTAGATCTGTATACACTCCTCTCCATTTCTCTTGTTGAGCTTTTTCTTCTAAAAGTCGTTCTTTCTTATACTCCGGTTTCTCGACTATGTCATACTTTGATGTATCTACTAGTTCCATAGTACCTTCATTTTCAGCTTCTAAATCTTCTTCTAGCCCAATAAGAGTGCCACTGTAAAGATAATTTAGGTTTAATTCCATAATTTTGTAATTTAAGTTAGTAATTAAAAAGTAATTGTTTTACCATTTAAAATATCCAGATAAAGTCCAGAATTATCAGGATCTTGTGAATAGTAATTGCCTCCAATTTTAAGAGGTACTGCAATAAAATTATCCGCATCGTCTTCATCTATTAAATCGTGAGCAACCATTAAATCCGCAATAATATGAATTATATTATGTAGATCAAAAGACCGTTTGGAGTTTCTAACAGGATGAAAACCAATAACTAATGGTTTTGGATGTTCCCGTAAGTTAACTCCTTCAAATGCTTTTTTAAAAAGATTTGGTCTGGTTTTATATTCTATAACTTGTTTTTTACTAACAGAATAATGCTGTACTCCTATTTTTTGTAAATACTT